AATATGGCAAATGTTATTGCGATACCTGCAATGATTAGAGTATGAAGTACTGCTGTAGTTCCAAAAATATACATTGAGCCAAAGTACATAGAGAATATGATACACCACATCCAGGCTAGTAATTGAAATACCATGTGACGTGTTTCGAAGTCAGGTATCTGTGATAGTGGATTGTATTTGTTATTCATTACTACATCCCACATATTTAACATATAGTTCATTTATTTTCCTCCTTTAATGGCTTTATGGTAAAATTAGCTGCAATAGTAGCTCGTCTTTTGTCAGTCTTACTAGGTAAAACATAATGAGATATCCAGCTAGGAAATAATATCAAAGTGCCTTTTTCTAAAGGCGGTATAAAGTGCTGACAGTTCCAAGCATTAAATATGACATCCAATCCTGAGCTGCGAATCAGTGGGAAATTTGGACACTCAAATACCAACTGTCCTCCAGGATCTCTTTCATCTTTTGGATAGTCAAGAACATAAATTGCACTAAGACCTGTGCCTGGAAAAGCATGATCGTGCGGCTCTTGATAATCACCAGTCGAGTATTTGTTAAACCACCTGTCATTACAACTTAAAGAATACGGTATCATTGGCTCTAAAGTTTGTAAGTAATTATTTACTACAGGTTCTACTATATCAAGCCAGCTTTTCCATGGCAACTCTTTATTTTTTTCATTTCTTATACTAGATTCTACTTGTGCCATGTTCCAATCAGACTTTGACACATACGAATCATCAGATAAAAAAGGATCCCACTTTTCAAGTATGGTTTCTGCTTCATCTAACTTTTTGAAGTGAAAATATGTACCCCAAAAATTTAAGTTCATTCTTTCATCTTCATCTTTGACATATCAACAATTGATGAATCTTGAAAAGACCTGATGAGTTTATCATCTTTATCTACTCTGTTTCTCAATGTTTCATTAATTTCCATTAGTTCTTTGATTCTTTCTAAAGATTTGTTGTGTGCCTCTGACAATTGATTCATATCTTCTTGTAACAAATGATACAGCTGTTTATATTTTAACATTTCTCTACGTAAAGTTTCTTCAAAAGAATTTTCATGATTATTCCAGTCATCTGGATCTCTAGTAGTTGTAATTATTTCATGATCTTCCATCATAGAAGATTTTCTTAGCTGATCGCGTATCCAAGTCCCATATCTTTCCATTATATTCTCCTCACCAACTATTTATAATATTCTTTGAGTAAAACTTCTGATCTTTTATATGCATCTTTTTCATAGGGTTTTTCCAAATAAGGAATATCCTGATCTATGCCATCGATGCCATGCATTTTCTTAAGATGTTGTTCTACATGAATTAACTCATGCAATATGCAAGATACGAAATCATCTCCATCAAGTCTTTTGTCAATTTCTATTTCGAAAGTATTATTTTCATGATATACGCAAGAACCGTTAACATCATCTATTTTTATTAGATCGATCTGTATATCTAAATTTTTATATCGGGATAATTGTTTATCAATAAACCACCACGTAACGTCTTCAGATAACTTACGTTTTTGAAAATTAGATCCGTATGCATTTACATATAAAGCCATAATTTATTATACCATGGATTTAAAGTAATGTAAACTGTTATTTTTTCTTCTCTTCTACTACAGTCTTAGCGTTATCTGGTAATTTTATTTTTATGTTGTGATGTGTATGATATAATCTGAATTGTGTATTTGAAAATTCTTTGAACATGTTTTCCCAGATTGGTCTCCACTCTGTCTTTAACTTATTGTTATGAGTTGGATCTCTGAGAGATGATAGGTAAAGATCTGAAATGCTTCTTAAATTAAAGTCGAATATAGAATCAAACCCATACATATGAACTTCATCTGCTTTTAGTCTATTGCAAACATAGTGAACTGCCATATGACCGCAGTTAAAGTCCGTATAGTTTTTAGCATACTTAGGTAGAACTGTATAGAACTCTTTTATTTGATGAGCTCTCTTTATAAAGAATGTAGGATTTTTATCCATCCAGACTTTAGGTCTTGCACCGACTATCCATTCGCCTGGGACATCAAGTTCACCTATAGTTATAGCATTCATAATTTTAAAGTCTACCATAAAGGTACAGTATGCATCTTCAACCGGAAATGGAGGAAGGTTACAAGTAACTTTCATTCCTTCTCTTTTTTTATTTTGAAATATTGAAACGGCATCACCATTTCCTATAACATGTACAACTTTAGCCATTTTCTTCCTCTTTGGTCTTATACTGCCACTCGTCCGTATGTCCTACGCTCCACTTAGGTTCTGTTTCAACTCTATAGTTTTGAGTACATACTTTAAAATCTGGCATTTTTAAATCACTTGGTGTTAAGCTTGAGTCTCTGAATATTATTCTGTTATTAGGTTGAGCAGCAAACTGTCCATTATCTAATTGAATTATATTAAATGACTTATGTTCAGGATCATGTTCTGAATAGTTAGTGTCTAATGTAGAACTTTCAGAATGACAGTTATCTATAGTAAATAAGTATTCTCCCTTATGCATTTTCTTATCCTTTCCAAAAAATTCACATGGACCTAGCATTGGTTTTTCTATGACAGTTAAATTATAATCAAAGCAGTCCCATAGTTGAAGTGTATCTAAAGGAAGATCACCGTGGTCTTCTGTTTTCCATACGAATGCTGACAATGGAAGCTTATCGAATAGTGCACCGTACTCAGTTAACAAAGTTTCAAAGTATAGAGCTTTATACTGTACAGATTTAACACTAACCCATATGCCGGGAGTATACTCACCATGACCTCTTTCTAAATCATAAAGATATTCTTTTCTAACATAGACATTAATAAGCGGTAAATTGTGTACTAAAAACGCCATTTTTTATCTTCTCCTTTATTATCATATTGCCTTTCGGTCCTGTCCAGTGCATTATTTTTTTCTTCACGCTGTCTTGATTATCATTTACTAACTGAACTCTCAACCAGTTATATTCGTTTGGTATCTCTCTCATATATATAGTTCTTCCTAAGTCATCACCTAACATCAAGTGTAGAGTTTCTTGATCTCCAACTGTTGGATTTTCTCTTACCGCTTTTACCCAGTTATATAAAACAGTCGGTTTGAACTTAAATCCTACTACACCTGAGTTGAACCAAAGCTCCTCTCTTCTTTTAGTCCAAGGTTTATCTACAGCCATTGATAACTTTTCCAATTCAAGCATATCAAATAGAGGTGATATATCATCTAAGACTTCACAGTCAGTATCTATCCAATATGTCATTTTAGCTGGAGTATTTAACATACTGTATGGTTTCAGAAACCAACCTTTTTCTTCTTTATGACTTACATCCATGATTCCTTGAAATTTTCCTGATTCTTTCACGAATCTAAGCATGCTTTCTGAAACTCCAAAATTTGCAAAAATCACAGGAATGTCATTATGCTTTCTGTAATTATCTATAAACCACTCTAAAGACCACTCAGTTTTTTCATCGCAACCAGTCATGAAACATTTATCTATTTTCCAAGTCATAGTATTTTATAATCCTCGTCATAATTATGTTTTGCTATACATCCTTGAACTTTTTGTATAGTAGTAAATTCATCATCAGCTTCTATAGGCCATGGATAATATTCTTGTAACCATGGGAAGTCTTTATTATTTAAAAATAAGTCAGTTGGTGCAGGATATTTTTCTGCATGTTTTAAAAGTTTTTCTGCTCCAACTGGAGAAATCATATATGCATGTGCTCCAGGTAAGTATCCTCCAGATTTTGAGAACAAGCTGAAAATTCCTCGTTGTAGTATTACTCCTTCAGAAGGAATGTTATATCTACCAAAGCTAGGTTTTCCAAAATTTACTA